CTCTCCTAGGAAGACGTCGTTATCTTCCAGAGTTACGTAGTAATGAGAAAAGCCTTAGATCGAGGGCAGAACGACAGGCATTTAACACCGTAATTCAAGGATCTGCTGCAGACATCATGAAATTAGCCATTGTTAGGGCACACTCATGCTTCTTAGACGAACCAGAGGTAAACGTGCTCTTGACTGTGCATGATGAACTGGTTACTGTTACCCCAGAACATCTTGCAGATGAGGTAGCAGAGGCAATCCGCGTGTCGATGGAGGGAATTTCTTTTCCACAGATTACAGTTCCTCTTATTGCAGATGTAAAAATTGTAGACAAATGGGGTGAAGCCAAATGAGTGATTTTTGGGCCAAGAAGTTAGGTGCACAGATACAGCAGCCTGCAGTTCAACCACGTCCTGCAAATATGCCCTTAGCCCCATCGCAGATGCCAATGACACATATGCCTCAACCAACACAGGCACCTGTAGGTCCTCGTCTTCCAAGTTCTAGTCAGACAGGCTCATGTCCAGACTGTGGTTCCGATAAATACATGTCTGTACAGGGTGCAAAAGCACGTTGCATGGATTGTGGTTATCCAGTAGAACAGTCAGGTAGTAAATACGGATCACTGGCAGGCGCACATATTGAAGGCTCTGCTAAAGCAGCGCGAGGAAATGACACAACAAACAATTACAACCCACAGAACATTATTGGAAGAGTGAATTAATGAATGATGATGCAAAGAAAGTTATCGCACTTCTTAACAAAAAGTTTGGAGATAACGTTGTTGTTCTTGCAAGTGACATTCGCTCTGATCTTATTCCCCGTATTACTAGCGGTAGTACTACCCTTGATTATGTTCTTGGAGGGGGTTTTCCTGGTAACCAGTGGAACGAACTCATTGGTGAGCCGTCGCATGGCAAGACAGCGCTTGCGCTTAAAACGATTGCAGCAAATCAACAAGTAAATCCTGATCACACCACAGTATGGGTTGCTGCAGAGCAATGGGTTCCAGAATACGCAAAGATGTGTGGGGTAGATACTGATCGTGTTATCGTTGTCGAAACTTCAATCATGGAAGAGGCGTATCAAGCCGTTATTCAATTTGCGGAATCTAAATCTGTTGATGCGATTGTCATTGATTCTCTTCCTGCTCTGTCTCCCGCACCCGAAATGGAAAAAGACATGTCTGAAGCGACTGTGGGACGGGGCGCTTTACTCACTAATAAGTTTTTTCGCGTTGTAGGAACTGCTATGAAGCGCTCACTTGTTGAAGATGAGCGACCAGTACTTGGTCTGATCATCAACCAATACCGCATGAAGATCGGAGTCATGCACGGTGACCCTCGCACTACCCCTGGTGGGGAAGGAAAGAACTACGCATTCTTTACTCGTTGCGAAGTAAAGCGTGATGAGTGGATTGAAGTTGGTTCAGGAAACAACAAAGTTAGAGTTGGTCAACGTATTAAGGTAAGAACACTCAAGAATAAGAGCGCCCCTCCACAACGTGTTGCTTACTTTGATTTTTACTTTGCAGAAGGTGGCGAATGTGCTCCAGGAGAGTTTGACTTTGCAAAAGAAGTAGCCTCACTTGCAGTGGTAAAAGACATCATCACTCGTAAGGGTGGATGGTACTACTACGGAGATCGCAAGTGGCAAGGTATTGAGTCTGCTATCGCCAGTATTCGTGAAGAAGTAGACCTAAAGGAAGAAATCCAAAAGAAAGTATTTGAAACATCAGACCTACCTATGGGAGAATCAATCGATGAGTAAGCAGGAATTTGTTGTCAATGACTCTGACTGGGCTCATGAACTTGAGAAGGGCGTCGAAGAATACACAGACATGCTTTTTGAGGCTGTTTGGGAAAGTTCTGATGATGAAATTATTGAAACAAAATCAGGAGAACCATTTTGTGGATGTTCTCAATGTTTTTGGAGAGAAGCATTGTTTTTCCTTGTACCTAAACTGCTAAAGGGTTACGAGGAAGGCAAGATCGAACTTGAAGACTGAAGGGCAAAAGCAATCGTTAAAGCATGAAAAGAGATTAGCCAAAGCAATTGGCGGTTCTCGTAATGCTGGCTCAGGTTCCTTTTGGTCACGAAAAGGAGATGTTAGGTCAGACGATCTGCTTATCGAACACAAGTACACAGGTAAAAAAACATACACACTAAAAGCAATTGACCTAGAAAAGAATGTAACTCACGCAATCTTGGAAAGTCGAACGCCAGTTTTCGGTCTTAGTTTGAACGATAAAAACTACGTCATTCTTACCGAAGATGATTACTTAGAACTTCGGGAGAAACTTACGACACATGAATGATGACGAGACACCTTGGTGGGCTAATGCTCGTTGTTACGGAGCCGCTCCAAAATCTCAAGGAGAAGAAGATATTTTTTATCCTCCTAGGGATAAGCAAAAGTACAAAGAAATTGCTGCAAAAGCAAAGGTGTACTGCTTTGGAGAGACAGGTAAGAACCCATGCCCTGTTAGACTCGACTGTTTGTGGGATGCACTAAGCAGAGATGAACCTCACGGGATTTGGGGGGGCCTAAGCCATCGTGAGCGAAACGCTTTACACAGGAAGTACAGAAAAGATAAGAAGTCTCGTAAAACTACGTTGACTTTAAAGGACTACATATTTGCTCAGGAAAGATAGGCTCATGACATCTTCAATGCTTGATAAGTTTTTAGACGCTAAGAAAGTTCCAACCCGTTTGCTTGGTGACGTTGAGCGGTACATGCTTAAGCGTGAGCCAGAGCCTCGATCTTCAACTGTTTTTCATCCGTCTGAAATCATCAAGCATGATTTTTGCCACCGATATTCTTACCACCTTATGACAGGGGGAGAAAAAACTATCGATAAGCCAAACTTACGACTACAGAACATCTTTGATGAAGGACATTACATCCACGCTAAGTGGCAAAAGCGCTTTCAGGATATGGGAGTTCTTTATGGAAAGTTTCAGTGTGTAGCCTGCAATACAGTGACAACTGCTACTTCTCCTGAGTGTGATGAGTGCGGTACTTCTAAGACAATGGAGTATAGAGAAGTTACCCTTAAAGATGAAGAACTACGAATTGCTGGACACACTGATGGCTGGATCAAAGGCATCGGAGACGATTGCCTCATTGAAATTAAATCTATTGGTGCAGGCACATTTCGATTTGAAGCGCCAGAGTTATTACTGGATGCTGATAACGATGTAACTCAGGCGTTTAAGAGTATTCGACGACCATTTCGCAGTCACATGCTTCAAGGACAGATGTATTTAGAACTAGCCAAGCGCATGTTCAGCAGTGAAGCCCCTAATGAAATTGTATTTTTGTATGAACTAAAAGCCGATCAATCGTATAAAGAGTTCACAGTCAAGGCTAACTATGAAGTTGTAGAGCCAGTGTTTAACAAGGTACGAAAGATTCTCAAGTATATTGAAGATGGCACTATGCCTGAATGTAACGTAGATCCTAAGAAAGGTTGTAAGTCATGCAACTCGATCCCACTCTCAGCACAAGCGTAGACCTTCCAAAGCCTGCCTACAATCAGGCGGTTTTGCCTCCCGATATCACAGTTCTCACAGGAGAACAACTGGCTGAGATGTTTACAGTGCTTACAGGCTGGGCAGACTACATAGCCGCTCAGTTAGCCCAGGCTCAAATTGCCGAAAAAAAGGCTATACGAGAGGTNGAGTACGCCGAAAGCATGGCTATGGTCACCAAGGTAACAAACGCCCCTAAAGGCATGACAGTGACCCTTATGAAGGCGCAGATAGACATCGACCCAGAAATCAACAGTTTGCGTGATGTGGCCGATGAGAAGTATGCTTATCGTAAATTGCTAGAGATGCTGTTAAACAATCAAGAGCGGGACATCACTCTAGTTTCGAGGGAAATAACTCGGAGAACATCCGAGAGAATGAGGCGGGACATATGAAAAAAGTATTACTAGCATCAACGTTACTTTTAGGGCTAATGAGCCCAGCACATGCAGATGCACCACAAACGATCGCAGTCATTGATTCAGGAATCAATACCTCGCAAGTCACACATATTGTGGACGAAGTATGCATTCTTGAGTATGGAACATGTCCTAATGGGCAAAAGTTTATGGATGGAATTGGCGCAGCAAATACAGGTAACACCGCAACTAACGCTAACTTGGTTCATGGAGATGAGATGGTCTCTATTATCCAAAAAGTAAATCCATCAGTTAATATCATTCCTATTCGTATTATTGGAATTGTTAGTCCTAACGTTCCGTACCTATACACAAACAATGCCGTAAAAATGGCACTTGATTGGGTGGTTGCAAACCACGCAAAATACAACATTACAGTTGTAAATGTGTCACAAGGAGCCTTGTTTGCTGGCTGTCAGGTTCCTACTGGAACAGCAGATGATGTAGAGGCTCTTAAGGCTGCAAACGTGGCGGTTATTGCTGCTACAGGTAACAATTCCAACAGAACAATGATGAACTCAATCGCATGTTTGCCAGATGTGGTTTCTGTAGGAGCAACAGATAATCCAGATCCAGGATCATCAGGCAAGCCTTACGATGTTAACGCCAAGCCAACCATCGCTAATTACAGCAATGGAAATGCTCAAACAAGTTTTTATCTTAATGCTCGTTGGTATGTAAAAGAGCCAACAGGTATTACAAAGTTCATGGTAGGAACATCAAATGCCACAGCAGCAATGTCTGCATGGTGGGCGTTAAACAATCAAGGAACATGGCAATCAACCTACAACTGGATGGTTTCTAAATCTATACCTACAAATAATTCCTATTTGACTGGAAAATTTATTTCTCTCCCATGGCTATCATAGGTTTAACTGGCTACGCACAATCTGGCAAGGATACTGTCGCAAGTATCCTTGTCAGTGAGTACGGGTTTACTCGTGTAGCGTTTGCTGACAAAATTCGTGAGTTAGCCTACGAATTAAATCCAATTGTTGAAGGTTATGACTACGACGACGTATTTAATCCCGTGTATTTAAGGGAATGGGTAGACGAAAAAGGTTGGGACAGGGCTAAAGTAAAAGAGCCAGAACTTCGTCGAATTCTTCAAGACTTAGGAGTAGGTGCTCGTAAAGTTTTAGGTGAAGATATTTGGGTAATCTCTGTTCTTCAGGAATTACATGACGTAGACACGGATTACGTTATTACCGACGTTCGGTTTAAAAACGAAGCAACTATGTTGAAACAAATGAATGGACAACTGTGGCGTGTAGAACGTCCAGGAGTAAAAGCAATTAATGGTCACATATCTGAGCATGATTTAGAGGGTTACGATGTAGACCAAGTTTTAAGCAACGAGGGAACCATGCAGGATCTAGAGTTACTAGTCCGACAACGAATGGATGACCTAATTGCCAACAAAACTAATTGAAGGTAACCCAATACCAAAAGGCTCAAAAGTATCTATAGGTATTGATCAGTCCCTTACGGGTTTTGCCCTAACGATTTTAGACATTTCCCTTCCAAGCAATTACATCACATGGGTATACAAGTCCCCGTATTTTGGGATTGAAAGACTGGCAGATATTCGTCAATGGTTATCGGATAACCTTTACTACGCGGATGAACATTGGGATGTTGAAGACCTGGCATTAGAAGGAACAGTATTAGCAAGTCAAGCAGCCCTTGTTCTTGGAGAATTGTCTGCTGTTGTCCGTCTAACTATTTTTGACCATTACGATGAAGAAGACCCTCGTAAGTTCCCACTAAAAGTTCCTCCTATGACATTGAAAAAGTATGCATCAGGCAAAGGAAACGCTAAAAAGCAAGAGATGCTGCTGCAAATCTACAAAAGATGGGGTATCGAATTCAACGACGACAATGCAGCCGATTCGTACGCTTTAGCAAGGCTCGTTGGAAAAATCTCAATTGATTCGGTCGAAAAGGCAGTAGTCACACAAATGGAAGATTCCAAGTATAGGGACCAACCAAGACTGTAGGTATGTACCCTTTGTGTAGGGAGCGGCGCACTAACTCGACACAAAGGACTACAAATTGACTACACCAACTCCACCATCTGGAGAAGATTTTCTCAAAGTAAGCGCTAGTTCCAACCCTCAGAGTGTTGCCTCAGCGATCGCCCATGCATGCTACGACAAGCGTGAAGTAAAACTTCGTGCAGTAGGTGCTGGAGCCGTAAATCAGGCAGTAAAAGCAATTGCGATTGCTCGTGGCTATGTTGCACCTCGTGGCATGGATCTAACAGATAAGCCAGGATTTACCACCATCGACTCTCGTGATGGGGCAATTTCTGCCATCGTATTTCACATTACAGCGTCTTAAAACCGCCGTATCATAGACTCAAACTAAGGAGTCAATATGCCATCTTGGACATCACTAGGACACGCGATGCGCCGTCGCATGGGTGCTCCTTCATCTCATCTCGAAGCGACAGGTGCCTCAATGAAATCTCACATCCCAACTCCAGAAGACGTAATCTCTTCAGCAGAGCACAAGAACTCACCACGCCGTTATATGGGCATGGAAGCAAACAAGTTTGAGAATGTATCTGCGGAACCTGGCAACACAATGTCACGTCCACGCAAGAACACACAGGCAGCAGATCCAACTGCTGGTGGCAAGGCTAACCGCAAGAACAAACTTGCTGGTTCAGCAGCGCAATCAGAACGCATGGGCGCTCGCTACGAGATTGGCGCTAAGTTCCCAGCAGTGCACTCAATCGAAGCATCTGCAACAATGCGTAATGCAAAGACAATCCCATCAGTCATGGGACGTCAAGCACCTGATTTCAACGCTGCAATGGGTGAGTCTTACTAATATGTTGTCAATGTCCGAGTTCGGTGAAAACATGAAAAGCGGACAGATGTTTCAGCAACATGAAGAAACACCTGCACCACTTTCCTTGAGTTCATCAACGAACACAAGCAGCGGAGCAGCCACAGCGTGGTCTAACCGTTCCTTGGGTCAAGGACGTACTATGCCATACTCAGCAAAGACTGCAGGTACAGTTTACAAATTTGAAGATAATAAATCTTCATTGCCAGACGTCAAGGAGTAACCATGCCACTAAGCAACGATGAGTTTGCTGCACACGTTAAAGAGCACGGTGGCGGATCTATCGGCTATTTTAGCCGTGAGCCTGTAACTGGTCGTGGATTTATGACTGCAGCAATTCCTGAAGCAGAACATACTTCAGAGCACGATTTGACGAGTGAAGACATTGGGTCATTTCACAATAAAAATGCTGCTGTAGCAGCAAATGTTCCTGGAGCAATTCACGGAGCATGGGGACGTACTCAAGACATTTCAGTAAAGGCTCCAACGCCAAATGCTGCTCGTTCCATGGGTACAACTGTTGGTGAAATGGAATCCTACGGATTGCCACACACTCCAGTAAACAAAAAGGGTGCAACTGTTGGACCAAACGGCGGTGCAGTTCTTCTTCACATGGGTCAATTTGGTAAGAACGATGTAGATCCTAATTACCGTCCTGGCGCTCTTGATATGAAGGGTGGCAAGGGAAGTTTCACCAAGTCTGAATACCAGAACAAAGACTGGGAAAAAACGTCAGATTCTGGACATAAGTTTGGTGAAGTGCTTCAAACAATCAACACAAACCGCGCTATGAAGCAACGTAAAGTGATCGGTCGTGAATAATGGCTGGCGGTTATAACAACTTTTCTCCGCAACAGAACTGGCAGTCTCTTGGCGCTGGTGGCATGTATGGGTACAACAACCAAACAGGTGCTGGTACCCCTGTTGCTCGCGATTCCTTAGACCAGTCTCGTATTGGTGTTGGACGTATCCCATCAGCAGAATATCCTGACGGTTATTTAGGCACAATCCGTTCACGTCGCGATGATCGCCTATTGGATTCAATCAAGAATCGTGTCAATCAGAAGTCATACCAACGTGGCGTCCACAAAGGTGAGCGCATTGAGCCGTCTATGTATTTTTGGCCTGACTCTGTCAACATGGAGAGCGGTCTTAAGCGTCAAATGAAAGCCAAGTTGGTTGATGTTGATGGCGGTATGGTATTTAAAGTTCCAAGGGCTGCACCACAAACCCAGTTGGCTCCTGCTCCACACCTTGTTAACGATGGTAAAGCCAACACAATGGCTAACGAACCTGTAGAGATTAATGCACGCCGTCAAGCGATGCTTGCTTACTTGAGACCTGCGTGGGCATAACATGGCTAAATTTGGCGTAGATCCACACGGTCGTTGGGATAAGAACCTTGCTCAACAGCAGTTTCAAGCCCATGTAAGTAACATCATGGACAAGTATCGCCAAGCATCTCCAGAGATGTTAAAAGGCGGACACGAGTGGTACGAGCGTGCTCACGATATTGCAAACACTTTAGGAAAAGGAAATGTAGAAAGAGGCGCAGGAGTTATTGCAGCCCTTTCACCCCAGACTGGTTGGGGTCGTAACATTGACTTAGCAACCGAGTTGTTTCATCACGGTACAGCATCACACACAGAAGATAACTTAAACAAAGCATTACGAATTCATGCAGGAGAAGATCCACGCTCAGTTCTTGGTGGACATAAAGTCCGTAGTTTTTACGAGAACATTGTTGATCCTAGCAATCCACACCCTGTAACGATTGATCGCCATGCTCACGATATTGCGGTAGGTATTCCGTTCCGTGGCACAGCCACACCAGAGAACATGCCAGGAAAAGCAAACGTTGATCTTGGTTTAGGTGCTATGGGTCGTTACAAGCATTTTGAGCAGGCGTATAAGCACGCATCAAACGAACTAGGTATTGAACTACCGCACAAAGTACAAGCCACAACATGGGTACAACATCGAGGAGCAATCGGATGACCAAATCTGAAGAATTTGATCATGGTAGTGGTCACAAATTTAGCGTAAAGAAAAACGCTGCAGGATCATACACAGGTTGTTGTGGGTTGCAAGTAGATGCATCTAACACTCCAACAGGAAGAGTGTGGTTCTCATCTCACCCAACTGGGCTGTACTACCCAACACTGCGGGCTGCAAAAGAGCACATGCAAAAGCACCATGACAAAGGGGAGTTGTTCTAATGACACAATCATTTGACGGCAACTACGATTACACTAAGCCATGGCGTGCACCTATTCAACCTGATCAGGTTGCAAAAAAGTGGTCATATAACGGCCCATGGTCAACAAACATGGAGCGGTTAACTTCTCAGGCACTAATGGTTGCAACTATTCCAGGTGCAGATATTCAGGCAATGGTTCGTCCACCACTTCCACAGATCCGTTTGTTTCCTGATCGTTTTGGCTACGGCCCAAGTGTTCAGCCAGGAATTGAGGATGTCGTAAGCGTAGATCGCAATTATCATGAGCCTAGAGTTTCTTGGTACTCAGGATCTCCTGCTGGCTACACTGGTAGCAGCCGTAACGATTTGGGGACTAACTAATGTTTGATGGCGACGGCGCTGAGACAATGGAATTGCAAGCCAAAAAGGTCATGCAAAATGCCATGCATTATCGTGGATCTGCTCCATGTCCAACCTGTGGAGTCATTATGAACCCAGTAGAATTTATGTATAACCAAGGTAAATGCCTCAACTGCCTAAGTCAGGCAAAGGCAAGCCGAATTAAAGGAAAAATGGCATGATTGCAAATTGGTTCAACGATCGCAGACGAACCCGTGTTCAGAGTGCTAAAGAACGAGCAATCGTCCATAATGTAGCCAATACCAAAGACAGTGTCTTGTGGCAAAACACTTCTCGTAAAGAGCGTTATGCCCGAACAGCACAAGCCTTAGACGCAACCTTAAAGGGAAAGAAGTAATCATGGCAGTTAACTCTTCACGTTCAATGAACCGTTCACTTGACGAGGGTGCAACTGACGGCAAGTACCGAAAGGCTCGCCCTAACACAGAGGTTATCCCAGGACAAGGTCACGAAGAGACCATGCGTAACCGCGAGTCACTTCACCCATTCTCAGGTTATGGGTTTATTACCTCTGAAATGCCTAATAAGGTAAACCCAGGTAAGTAATCATGCCAACAATGGTTCCTGATCGTGGAGACAACCCAAAGCGTAAAATAAACTTTTATCACGAAAACGGTGATTACAGCCATACTGCTGATGTTCGTTGGTTAAGTCCTAAAGGTTATCGTTCAGGTCAACCTCACGGCTCAGAGTTAAAAAAGCATATGCCTCACATGGGTGGATGGGCAATGCCTGAGTACGACAACAATCCTAAAGCGCCAAAAAACAACTAGTTTAACCCCACAACCCGTTTAGGGTTTTATAGGTTGGTTCCCTAACAAGGGAGCACCATGTCAAACGTACCACTACTTGGAGAACGCAAATCTGAAAATGAGCCAATGTTTCGGCTCCTTTATTGCCTTGTCTGCGGAACTTTAGAAGAGTTACCGCCTTATGACGGCCCAGTTGAATTAGATCATCTTCTTGCAGTTGCGTGTGAAGTACATGTGTTTCCCTCAGGCGAACCGCACAAGGGCAAGTTATTTGTTCTTCCTCTTAGGGTTTGGGCATCTACAGAGTCCAAGAGAGAGATCATTCGCCAGATTAAGGGTGGAGGATCTGCTGGTCTTGCAGAGTTCGATGACTCATTTTATGACTCCCGTTCTACCTTCATGGAAGGTGCAATGGAGTGCTATAGCAAACATAATAAGCCAAAAGAAGGTTGCTTGGATTGGCACGCAAAAGATCGTTTGCTAATTCCTAAAACACAAAAAGAAAGAAAAGCAGAAGGTATGGGCAGTTACCTCGATGCACCAGGACCAAAAACTTACCTATGCGATTTTTGCCCTGTAGCAGTTGGTGTAGCCCAACGTAAACGCAAGTTGATGGGAAAGTAAATGGCTCAAGCAATCTACACAGTAACTATTAATGACGATAGTTCAATTACCACTGTTTCTCAGGCTGCTGGCGAAAGAGTTTCTCGACAAGCCACTACCTTTGATATTTACCAGTCCAGCAAAGAATTGGTTTCAGAGATTGATAACCAACTTTTGGCTGAACGCGTTGCCAAATTGGTAATAAATGGTATGCGCCCCACTGATCCTAGTGCAGAAATACGTGCAAAAATCATAGATGCATTAAGCGATAGAGGCATAGAACCGTCTCAAAACTAATAGACTTAGGGCATGAATCGCTCTGATGGTCTCGATAGGTTTGTTCAACCTATCAATTTAGAAAGCAGAGCCACATCCTATTTTTCTACCCCTGAACACGATCTAGATCCTCGTCTATTTTCAGGCAACCAACTTAAAGGTTGGGTTCGTTCTGGCTTGATGCAGTTGCTGTTTGACTTCTTGCATGAAAAGTATCGTCATGCCGATCTATGGGCACATGTATGGATTGCTGGTTCTGGCGTTTCATACCAATGGTCTGCTGCTCGTGAGCCTGGAGATCTAGATGTTCTTATCGGAGTAAACTATATTCAATTCCGTAAAGCCAACCCTGAGTATCTTGGACTTGGCGATACAGAAATCAGCCAAATGCTCAACGAAGATTTTCGCACCTACCTACAACCAGAGACAGAAAACTGGAATGGGTTTGAAGTAACTTTCTACGTTAATCCTGGCGCAACAGACATTACGTCAATCAACCCATACGCTGCATACGATCTTACGCACAACGAGTGGACTGTACACCCACAACAACAGAGTGCACC